AGCTTCAGTGTGTACGTCATGGCCTGCCTTATGCTCTTGGAAGAACTTGTGGTGTGGCAAATGGCCTGCGCCGTGTTTAGCTGCAGCAGCGTCGTGGCTTTCAAACTGAGGAAACTTCTCCACATCTTTAGCCATTGTTTTTGGTCCCATTGTTTCTTTCATAATACTTTTCCTTTAGTTAAACCACGTTGAGCAATACCACAACCGCGAACTTTACCGCCCGCTTTCATTGCCATTCCAACGGAGTAATCCGGGGTATAGCTAGAAGATTTTGCTTTAGCTTTAGGCATGTCGCTACGATCTTTACGAGTCATTAGCGCAGCGCCTCCTTTTGTTTCTGCCTTAGTAAAAGCTTTAGCGCCTTTCGAAGACGCCTTAGCTTTGGCTTTTTCTTTTGGCATTGGCACGTTATCTAAGCGAGGTTCTTTATCAATATCTGTATTGGCATAATCCAACGCCATAGCGCGAGTATTGTCATCAATCATTGAGTTTTTACCTTGTGCGGTGTCAGTTTCTACATCGCCGCCTTCATCGTAACGTTTTGCTTTACCGCCTTTTTTAAGTTTGGTAAGGTTTGTACCCTTGCCGCCCTTATGCTCTTGCGCATCATGCATACGGAATGCTTTTTTCACAATAGCCTTATCTTGCTTGACATCGGCTTTCATGTCTTCTTTCATATCACTCTTTGCCATATTATTTCCTTACTTTACAAATTTTTCAAATAACGCCACAATTAAACCGCCAAACAAAACTGCAATTACATTAAATACAGTGTGCATGGTTCTTCTACTAGCGGTTTGTTCTCCAAGTAATCTCTGTATTTCCGCTAAGCATTTTTTTACTTCTTCCATGTCTTTAACAAGTTTATCCATATCCGCCTGTAAATGCTCAATATCATTAGCATGTGTTGCCAACTCTCTGGCGGTTTCGATTGGGTTAATGTTGTTCATTTTGAGCCACAAGCCCATCGTTTTAAACTAGCTGCCTTACGAGTAGGGCGACCTTTTTCGTCTTTCATTGGACCCGGCATACCGGACATACGAGCGCAGAATGACTTCTTCCTAGCCCCACCTTCAGGCTGTGGAGCCTTTAAATTACTACCTGTAGCTGCATTATACTTAGCGCGGCCTTTAGCAGTGAGACCAGCCCCTTTCGAGACTGGAAGTTTCTCACCACGCCCAACTGCGAGAGATGGGGTTTTCTTAGCCATAGAATGCAGTAACAAAACCAATATATGTCATTTGAGCGTATGCCCCTAGCTGAGTTAATACACCTTCACCAGGTATACTTACTTGTTGTGTAGAAGTAGCCCCTGTAAGGGTATCAAAAGCCATTAACCAACGAGCAGAGTTTTGATTTACTGTAAAACCTGTTGGATAAGCTACTACATAATAACAAGTTGTTCCACCTGATACTGTTCCAGAATTAGGGTCTGTAATAGTAAAAGTATTTGCATCAGTTACTGTAATTGTCCAGTTGCCATCAGTTGCAGAAGCACCAGAAGCACTTAAGTACCCAATACCAATTTGAGTGCCTGTACTTAATCCGTGAGCAGTTTTTGTTACTGTAACTGTTGTACCTGAACGGGCATATACAGCAGATATTGGGGCTGTTAAAGTATCAAATAGCATTAGTGTACCCGCCTGTCCAGCATTACCAGAATAGGTTAGCTGTTTAAGACGAGTTCTATTTACTGAACCATTAAGCACTAAAAAACCTGACTGGTTAAGGTGCGAGGCTTTTACGTCATATTGCATTGTCATAATTAATCTCCTAAATTTTAAAAAAGGGGCGGTGTTTAGGACACTCGTTTAAGCGCAAGAACCTTCAGATCTGCGCCCCATTATTCGATTAATTAGTCAAAGTTACCGTATGGGTATGTTGTAGTATTACCAATATTGTAGTCAGTTTGTGTGTAACGTACAGCAAAAGTAAATGTACCTGCAGTAATTACTGGCAAAGTTGTACCTGTTCCAGCTGTGTAAGGAATAGTCAAAGTTACAACAACTTGGGAGACTAATCCAGCATACTGAGATGAGGCTTGTGCTGGAGAAACTGTAATGTCACCAGTTGTAGAGTTTTGTGCAAGCAATTGAGCGCCAGTTAAAGCAACAGTGTTACGGCCTGCAGCAGCATTCATAGAAGCTACGTTAGCGTAAGTAGTTGTATTAAAAGCGTTACCAATGCTAGCGGTTACTGTACCAATTGTGCCGCCAGTAGCTGTAATAGCCACATTGGTATCAATCAAGAAATCGTTAATATTTGCGGCATATGGTAGCCAAAATGTAACGCCACGGTACAAAGTACCTGTACCGCCAGTTCCAGCATCGGCAGTAATAGTAGCTGCTACAGGTGGGTAGACGCTAGAAGATGGGGTGTAAACAGTAGCGTTTACGTTAGGAACGGTATTTCCGTTAACAAATTGACCAGATCCACCAGCATAACCAGCAGTACCATTAGTAGAGTTGGTTAAAACAATAGAGGTTTCCTGAACTAAATCAGTGTAACCGACGTTGCGGAAAGGGGAAAAACGGTTTGGACCAGATAGAATCGGGCCTTCAAAGGTGGAACGTGCCATTATAAGTTTTCCTTATGCAAAAGTTACTCTTACCAATCGTTGCATCGTCTGCTGGGACAGTCCGGTAAGAGAAATTACCCAGATATCCGAAGTATACATGTTTTTTCTGTAAAATGTACTAAATCATGTAAATAATTGGGGGGCTATGAAAAATGCAATTCACAGTAAAAAAAGTGGACATAAGAAACTCGGCAATTCAAAACCTTCTATTATTTTTGCAGAAGAAAATACTTCCGGAGGACCAGCCGTACGAACCAACCCGGGGTCACTGGTGGATAGCATATGCAGAATGTGGGAAGCCCGTCGCTTTTGCGGGTCTGGTACGCTCGATAAAATGGACAGATACAGGTTACTTATGTAGAGCTGGTGTACTAAATGGATTTACTGGGCATGGTATTCAAACCCGTTTAATTAGAGCACGATTGTCTCAAGCCCGCCGTCTTGGTTGGAACTGGTGTATTACGGATACAACAAATAACCCTGCGTCAAGTAATTCTTTGATTAATGCGGGTTTTAAGATATATACTCCTGGAAACCCATGGTCTTTTAAAAACGCAATCTATTGGAAATATAAGGTACAGCCTGATGCCATACAAAGACGAGAGCATAAGAAAAAAGAAACATCAAGAGTACAGCCGTGAGCATTATTTAAAGAATAAAGAAGCCGTTAAAAAACGAACGGCAGAAAAGAAAAAACAACTTCGAGTGGATTGGGATGTATTCAAACGTACCCTTAAATGCGCAAAATGTGGGTTTTCTCATCCAGCAGCATTAGACTTTCACCACACCGACCCTACCAAAAAAGATGGCATAGTAAGTAAATTTAGCAAAAATGGTCAGTACAAACGGGCTACAAAAGAAATAGAAAAATGTATAGTCTTGTGCAGTAACTGCCACCGAGTATATCACTACGAAGAAAGAAAAAACCCAGCCTTGTGAGCTGGGTTTTTAGTAGGAACATTCAGATTAGAACGAACCAGAAGAACCGAAAGCTCCGAGTGGATCAGACCAGCCGAAAGAATAACGCTCACGGGATTTGTAACGTACGTTACCTGTATCGAAGTCACCGTCCATAGAATTCTGGAGTGGAGTACGTTCGAACATTTTCATACCATTTGGAACATCAGTCAACAAGAACCATGCGTTTACGTCAGTCAAGAAGTGATTAACTGTGTAACCTTCAGGGATTGTGCCATTGTTATTAATAGCGCTGATATCGTTGTTAGTTGTACCAACACGGAGTTTGGTTTCTAACAGGCGAGTTGCAACGAACATCAATGATGGTGGAACAACCAATTTCTTAGGTTTAGCAGCGATCAACAGACCACGCTCATCAGTCCAAGCAGCGATTTGAATTACAGCGGCTTCCAAAGAAGTCTCATTCAAGTCAGCTTCTGTGCTGAAAGTGTTGCTGTTAGTACCGCCGGAAACTAATGGGTGAGCTGTAGAGAACAATGATTGTCCGTCGCCACCTATGTAGGAGCTAGAGAAACCGTTATTCAATACTGAAGCACCTTTAACTTGCTTGGTGTAAGCCATCGCACGAGCT